ATCTCAACTCCACCTTCGCGAATCAACTGTAGGATACCGATCTTGCCTCGCTCCTCCGTCATGAATAGCTTTTCAAAAACAGCCGCATTACCTTCTCGCAGCGTCTTCACACGTTCCAACATCTCAACTAAGCCAAGCTCCCTCACATCTCCGACCAGCTCCCTGACCTCTTTCGTGCTGAATATTCTGAAAGCACCCCTCAAAGCTGTCGTAGCGTTTGCCGCCTCAACACCGCCCTGAGTTATCTTTGCCATCGCTAAGGATACGTCTTCAAGGGAAAGGTTTAACTGTGCGGCAATAGGACCAGCCAAGCCAACCGATCTTGCAAAAGCGTCTGTCGTTATCCTGCCCTTTTCATTAGCCAGCGTCATCTTGTCCATAGCTGACATGGCATCTTCACCAAAGACCTCCATCGCAGTAAGCAAGCCTTTGGTGACTTCAGCAACATCACTGAAGCCTGCGACTGCACCAATCGATGCTGTACGCAGAACCTCCATTGCCTTTTCACCAGAAACACCAGCAGATGCTATCTGGAAACCAGCTTCAGTAAGGCGCTCAGTGGAGATACCGAACTCGACAGACATCTTTGAGATGTCATCGGTAAGCTTTTCAACGCCAGTCCTGTTCAACCGCAAGATGGTATTTATTCTGCCGACTTGGTCCTCGAACTTTGCCGCAGACATAGTGGCTTTTGTGAAGCCAGCTACAATCCCGGCAGCACCAAGGATTCTACCGATAGCAGGAATCTTCCTTAGTGCACCACCCAATCTACCGACACGGGTAATGGACTTATCAATAGCCGTCCCGAATTTCTTGATTCCACGGATAGCTGGTCTTGAGTTTAAGCCTAAAGTGAAACTAATTCCCATGCTCTACCTCATAAACCATATCAAGAAAGCTTCTGGCAACTCCAGACCTCTTATGGCCAGTGAACTCCTCGAAAGATGCTGTTCCGTTCTCACGCTCGACAGCAAGCATGTCGATGACATCATGGAGATCAAGCCTCTCTGGGTCAATGTGCCACCTTGTCCTGCATACTGCTCTAGCATAACGGATCAACGCTCCTATGTCTTTTTTTTTAACTCGTCTTCAATTTCTTCCGCTTGACCGTGCCAAATCTTTTGCATCTTCACATAGGTCAACAAGTCCACTCTGAACTCGTCCTCTGTGACCTCTGGGTTTTGTAGCCTGACAATAGCAAGAGCCTGCTCATACATATGCTCTTCACCATCCAACGCCATTGCCTTTGCCAACTCTGGGTATTGCTTTTCAGTATCACCGAGAGGCAAACCTTGAATATGGTAAATCTTACCATTTGGAAAAAGTAACGGTACACCTGACTTAGCCATTATTGCTCCTTATTTTTTGGCTGGAAAAGTCCACATTTATGCCCATCTATATCGTACCAATCCACCGTATAGTGGTCGTTCCAATGGGCAGACCCCTTATAGTTAGACAATAACAACGGACCCATGCTTGTCCTGCACTCTCTGAACGGTCCTCCTAAATCGCGCTCCTCTTCAGGAAGGACTTTGAGATATTTCCAGGGTGCCTTTGGGTCGTTTGTTATGATGCAATCAAATTTGATGCTCACGCAACCGTAATTGTGTCGTCTTCATCTTTGGTTCTACCACCAAGGCTCTGGGAGTTCGGTGCTCCCTGGTCAGAGCTGTAGCCCCAAGTATTGAAGACAACATCTGTAACGGTCCACGTTTTAAGGGAAGACTTGTCGCTATCCAACTGAGCTTTGAAAACAAGATCCCCTTCGTTTGCAACACCGAGACGAGCATTCAAAGCTGAACCCTCATCTTCAAATTCCAGAGATACTTCAGCGACCTTGCCAAGCTCACCAACAATAGCCTGCTGCCTCGCGCCATCAGCCTGCGAAAGCAACCATTCTTGATTCTCATTGACAGTGACCGACTTTACTCCAGACAACGAATTAGCATCGTGTGTCACGTCTTGGACGTTCGTATAAGTAGCCATCTATTTCTCCATTTAACTGATTAAAATTATAAACCGATTATTTCCACCGCAAGTATTCTTTGTTTCATGATGTTGCCACCGTTGCTTTGCTTTTGAACAAAGCCAGGAACCGATTTTGAATAAACGATTCAATAGAATTTTTGTCAGTCTTGTCCAATGCATACGGTGGTCTAGCTGGTATATTGCGCTTTGTATCACCAAACTGATGGGTAGCTTGGTAGTCCGACGAGTCTCCATCAGATGCCGTTATCGTCAAGGTCGTTGGCGTTGCGTTAATTGTTGCATTTTCAACGGTATCCTTGAAGAGTTTGCCTGAATTTATAAGCCAGAACATAGGTGATCCGTACTCTTCCTGCTTACGCTGAAAATAGGTTTCCGTGTAGTCTTTGTAAAGCGCGACCTTCTTGTTTCTGCTGCTCAATTTTGCAAACGATCTACGGAAAGGTGACTTGGCCAAATTGCCAACTGATTCCACAGGAGTTGACCCACCAATATCACCTCGCTTACCTAGAATGAAAGCGCCGACCTCACGCAGTATCCTCTGCATGTATGTCCTGAATATGTTGGTGTTCCTGAGACGCTTGACGTCTTCACCTATTTTCACTGTTACTTTTAATTGAAAGCTCATATATCCCACGCATGACGATTGAATTTTGCGTCTGGGATTGGATCCACTCTGCACCTACAGTTTGGATGAAGCGGTGGATATGGTCTAGCAACGTCATCATATTTAAACACCTGACCATTGAGGCTGGCATCGAACGGTGCTGTATTTTGATCTATCACGCTCACCCATACCACCTCCTTCGTTTCGAACATCTGATCAACATACTCCTCTAGCGAAGATGCCAAGCCGTTATCTACAACCCAATCCCTGATAACTCGTAGGCTATAACTCTTGGACTTACCAAGCTTTACGGCTTTACCTGTAGCGTCAATAGACTTTATCGTCTTGGCTATTTCATCGGCAGTAGCCTCAACAATCTCCACCTCAATCGCAGCGGATATAGCTTCAGCCATTTAATCTCCTGAAAAACCCATCCTGCAGATCGACGTAAACCTCTACAAATAAATCCCTCATGAGGTTAGTATAGAATCGCTTGTAATTATTGAAAGCGCCATTTACGGATTGCCTGAACCGCGATTTATAATCAAGCTTATTCGTAGAAATGGGCCTAATGGAATTGGCAACGATGTCGTCCAAACGCCACCCCATCTTCAGCACCCCCCTGTTAATTGATTGAGAAATAGGACGCCCGAAAGTGTACGTTGTGAGACGCCCCATCTCAGCCTCTGACGGCCCCCCTGAGAGCCTTATAAATGACGGAGCAGATTGGTTAAAGCCTTCCAATAGGACGGCTCTGGTGTCTTTATAATAGCTGTCACGGGCCTTTAAAAGGCCTTTATAGTAAGCCTTCGCTATCCTTTTGAGTTGATAGTCAACATCTGCAAGGTTTAAGGCTTTCTTGAGGAATTGCGCTTCAGTCAACTCTTCCTTTGGGCGTTGTTCGTTTACACGGGAGATGACTTTTGACTGCAATTTGTCCAGGCTGCTAAACGTCTTATTGAATACTTCCTTACCGAAATCCAGGTGGGCCTTGAAGGAGTAACGCTTTTGCCCCTCAAGTATCTTAGACCAGCCCATAATCAGGACTTCGAAACTGATTCGTAGTACCTGAAAGCGATGTCTATATTGTAAACGAAATCATTATAAGCCTCTGGCTGGCCTATCACCATAGTGACCTGATCCTCACCATCGAACGCATCCTCTATAAGCTGAAGTAGTGCCTGATGGTCGTCTATTTCACGTTTCACGAATAGCCTCGCAACAGATTCTCCCCAACGTATCCAGTCTGTGGAATTGTGTTCGGTGCGGTCTACGTTCGTTTCAACAATCTCAATGAACGGCATCTCATTGAAGGTGCGATCCTCCATAAGCACCGGAACAAATCTGCCATCGTTGATTACCTTGCTTATCCCGGTGACCGCTACCAGATGCGGGATAATATCGTTGAGCCTCACCTTAGACCCCTAACCTTCTTAGCCTGAAAGATTGACCACCGAAACCTTCACCTGGGTCGATTTTCCCATCCTGGTCAATATCAACTACAACATTTTCAAGCATATTTTCTACAACCTTGATCTCGTTCTCAAACTCATCTTCACGGCCTCGGTAGATTTTCTGCTGAAGGTAAAGCTCTGCAAGCTGAGTTGCCCAACTGCAGATATTCCTTGGCCAGGAGTTTTCGATACACCAAGACCGAACAGATTCAGGGATCAGGTAGAGTGCGCGATCTTGCGATCGAGCTATAGCCCTATTGATACGAGACCTGGAGAAGGTTGTGGCAATCTCCAGGTCTTCAATAATCGTATCAGTAGATATTGGGATTTCAGCCGTTGCCTGGGCTATCATCTCCATTGAGAAATTCAGCACCGCAAATTTATCCGTTGCAACCTTGGCAGTGATAAAGACCGTCCCTTGATACCAACCCGTTTCAGCACTAGCCGAATCGGTCGAGGTCATGCGCAGACGCAATTGCTCAGGAGTGCCAGAGATAGATGCAACACTGAAAAGCGTTACAGCCGATCCTTCATAATACTGCAGGACGCTTTCGTTATAATCGGAGTGGACATCGATGGCAGTACCATCCTCATCTTTTACGGTGAAGTCGTACTCGAAAGACTCACCCTTTTTGATCCTGAAGGTTATCCCCTCATGGGTCGTTATCTGTGCCATCGGTTACCTCGTTTTCCTGGAACTCTTCCGGAATCTCTTCAAGGTCTTCCTCCTTGTCTTCAGGGACTCCGGTGAAATTCACGATGCCTTTCAACTCGGAGATAATCTTCGTTGTTGGCATGATCCGTTGATTGTATCGCTCAAGGTCGGCGTTCTCTTTGCGGAGATCGACTTCGAGCGGGTTTTTACGGAAGCGATAGAACTCCTCCTTCTCATTGAGGGCTTCGACTTCCTTGGTAAACTCTTCGATATTCTCTGCCGGAATCTGAGTCCCTTCCTCATTGCCATACTTCTTGATGATGACCTTCCTTGCAGCGAGATATCGCTCCTTGCCGGCCTGGAGGGCATCATAGAAGTTGTGTAGCTTGTAAGCTATCTCGTGGCTTATCGGTTGAGTTGTCACCCATTCAATCGACTGTAAAAATTGGCTATTACTAGCGAAAATCTCATTTTTGTATTTAGGCATGTCTGCTCCTTAAATAGACTCGTCTAATTATACGGCTATAGCTGTCCGTCAAATATTTCCTCCGATGACAAACCACTCAGTCCCGTCAGACTGCACAACAATGAAGTCGTACTGGCTTGACAAGACTTGCGTTGCTGATCCGTTTATTGTTTCAGCTCCATCACCGTCAACAGTGACGGTATTCTCAGACGAGTCAGACTTCAGGACAGTGTATTTGTTCCCATCAGCGTCCTCTGCGGCTGGAAGCGTTGCCACGATTGAGTCGCTTGTTGCGTCTCCGATGACTGTGTCATCACCAATCTCGATGTCGTCAGATTCTGTTATCGTCCTGGTTGACTCAACAAGTGAAGCTGCGGTGATACCGTTAACGCTTTTCTGTACATCGCCACTAGGCGTGAGGGTAAGCGCCGAATTGATCGGAGTTATCTTGACCTCCTTCACAGTCTGATCACCAACTGGCTGAATACGAAGTTTTAGACTAGTGCAGTCTGCAAACGTAGATACGGGCAGCTCACGAAAAGCCGTTATATCAATAAGCTCGTCGATGAACCCAGCGCCGTTTTTGTTATAGTCAATGTTGCAGTTATCAGCCTCAGTGATATTCACATCGCTCTCGTCTTTGACAACGAGAGTTGCCGGAGCAAAGCTTTTAGTTCCAGTAAACGACATGGAGGCGTCCACAGTGTTGGAGGATGATGCCAAGGTTAAAGCAACGACTTCTAATTCTGTCAATCCAGCTCCACCGTTGCCCCCGACATCATCAACCACAAATTTCATGAAACGGCCAGTGACTTCAGAATCAAGCGTAAAATTGCTCCATCCACCAGCACTATATGAATGACTAGAAAAAGTCTTAGCTAACTGGTATGTGTCAGGAGAGCCACCATCATCGACAGCATAATAAATTGAAATTTGACCGTTATCCAACTCCCATCCACCTGACGGAAGATACAGTTTTACCCGTTGCCAACTTTGATCAGATCCAAGATCAATCTCAAGGCTGGCCCCGTTTGTTGTCGTATAAACAGAGTGTGCCCCTATCCATGTGCCAAGAACATCATTGACAGCTTGGTCCTCTGGATTTCCAGTGCCAGCAGTAAAGTCAGTGTTGGTATAACCAGCACTTGTTAAGTCCGATCCCTCTAAAAGGTCATTACTCCAGGCCGTGCCATCATGTGATAGGTTAGCTCCGGTGTTTTCAAAATCACCTGTATCATCATCTCCGGTTGCTGTAGAAGCTTCTGCCTCCGTGCCGATTGCGAAATTGTATGCCGCCATCGAAGCCTTCGGACGAATGACATCATCCACAACCTCAAGCTCATCAAGCGGTGCTATAATTGCCTGGATGGCTGCGGTTGCAGATGCGTCAAAACCTGATACTGATAAACTATCTGTTGAAATTCCCATTTTGCTATCCTATCAAGCAGCAGTAAAAGAACCCTTGGAAACCCAAGCCGCCGACTCACGGCGCTCGAACTCTATATCGTTTCCGCTTCTGATTATGCGCCAACTTCCATCTGTTGACTGATCTCCGATATAGAAAGCATCAGCGCTGCCGATCTCGCAATTTGCATCAAGGATCAAGCTGTCCCCATTAAGCTCAAAGATGTCGACGGAGTTGACTGCCATCAAAACCTTGTATCCGCTATCAACGCCTAACCGGAAATCATATCCGGTGTTCGTTGTGATCTCGCGTATCAAAAGCGTATCACCGAAAACGATACTTGCAGCACCATCAGTGACAAGCGGCGCGTTAGTGGCAGCATCAGCAGTCGGCCAGTTGTGGACATCCAAAATAACTCTGCCTGACCCATCTGGCGTTATCTGGATATCGCCATCAGAAACTGATACGATAGCATTGCCGTTAACGTCAAGACTCCCGCCAAGCTGCGGAGAAGTGTCCTCGACAACATTGCTAATTCCATCGCCAGCACTACGCCATGACCCGCCGCTATAATACATTAGGTTGTGATTAGTATCATCAACAACAACAGCCGAATAACCTGTCTTTGTTGTAGGTGTACCGGATGGAACTCCGCTGGTTGTCGTCGACATGTAAGAGAAGCCGTCCGTTGCAGCATCAGCAAGTTGGCCAAGGCCGAGCGTTGTGTTACCGCTGGCATCCATCGCCAAGCCGCCGACCGTTGTGGTCAATGCTCCAGGCAGATTAAGTACACCAGAAGTCATCGTGTAATTCGCTGTCTGGGCAAGCGCACCGGAGTCATTGATATGAAGCACCGAGTAATTTGTCGCGCTTGTTATAGTGTCTCCAATGTCAACAGCCGAGCTGTCCCAAGATAGAGTTCCAGCACCGTCAGACTTGAGGTAACCAGCGGCATCATTCGGGAAGGTGTACGCTACGTCTGCAAACTGAACTGTTGAGCTTGCTATAAAAGCACCTGTTGCAGTAACCGCTCCTCCAAAAGTAACCTTCCCCGCACTGTCGCCATTAACCCATGTTGCCGAACCCCAAGCCATTTTCATAGAATCGGTTCCCGCAGATATATCATAGCCGAGAGCCAACGCCTTGTTTCCTGCTGAGGCACTATAGCCAAGAGCAATACCGCCGCCAGCGCCTGAACAGGTTGCCAATACGCCAATGGCTGTTATGTTGTTAGACGATCCACCTGCACCATACCCAAAAGCTGCGCTGTCTTTATACGCCGATGTGTTTTTACCGAAAGCAGTTGCTTTAGCCCCACCAGTAACTGCACCCACGCCGAACTTCTCTGAATCGGTTTGCGCACCTGGAGCACTGAAGTTTCTACTGGCACCAGTAAGAACAACATCGGTTCCATCAAAAGTGAAAGCCGATGAATTGGCCAGAACATTACTTCCGTTCATATACAATATGCGATTTGCAGAACTTCCACTGATCGCATCCCCGATGTCAACAGAAGAACTATCCCAAGACAAATTGCCAGCACCATCAGACTTAAGAAAGCCAGCAGCATCAGCAGCCGGGAAAGCTGCATAATCAAGCGTCAGGACACCTTTGGTCCCGGCGCCAGAAGCAGCAGCAGGGGATAGCGTAATGCCACCGCCATCTGCATCACCTGAGCCAGCGGCACCGCCTGCGATTGTCATAGTCGAGCCAGCAACGCCAGCGCCTGAGCCACCTGTTGCGCTTATCAGGATCGCTTGTGGCGTAGTAGACGTAACGCCTTCACCGATATACATAGCCGTAAATGGACCTTGTACGTCACCAAAAACTATCTGGTTTGCTGCGGTTGCATTTGCCTGCCTGCCGACAACAAAAACATGATTATTTCCGCCAGCAATTCCCTGCTCACCCAAAATAATGCTATAGTCACCGTTAGCCGTAGTCAGATGGCCGATCCCGATTGCATAAGCACCGGACGAACCAGTAGCGTTGCCGTAGCCTATTGAAACTGCACCGTTTCCTGTCGCATGGGCGTTATAGCCGAAAGCGTTGCCCCATTGGCCAGCGATTGCCGAGTTACCAAAGGCGTTTGCGTTAGCAGCAGTAACAGACGCACCAGCACCAAATACCTCTGCGCTTGTTTGGCCTCCTGGATTGGTGAAATCGCCAGCAGCATTTACTAATGAAGTGCCAGGAAACTTCGTTATTCCACTCTCAACCTGTAATGCATAGCTATTCGTGATTGTGGCATTCGTTCCTGCTATCGGAGCACCGGAGATTGATACCGTGGAGGCTGTCGTGATCGTGCTGGCACCTACAAAGGCATAAGTCGGAGCTTGTATTCTCATCTCACGTTGAGTGACCAATGCACCAGTAGCCCATTGTTGCGTGTGGCTTAGGTCAAAACTGACCGTTGTCTTTTCCGTCGAAGCCGTCAGCGCCGTTTCGGCAGCAGCAGTAACCGCTACCGCACCAGCATTATCAACACTAAACTTAGTGCTGCTGCCTACCTGTAGATCCATCAGATAATTAGATGATCCCGGTGCGCTCGTCTCAGTTACGTTGAGATTGATGCCGGTATAGTTACCACTGGTCAGCTTGTTGACTGTCAACGCAATATCAACACCAACCTCATCACCTGTAGCAGCCGTCAATGACATGTCGCTATCGATATTGCCGAGGGCTGTAACCGCACATAGGTTTGACCCGCCATCATCGAGAATGTCGAGGAGGTTAGCCGTCTGACCAGTGAAAGCTTTGATCGTCAAAGGTGTCTCATCAACAGCATTACTGATAAGCGATACAGGAGAACCGACAGCAGCACCCCAAGAATCAAACGTCAGCGCATCTGTGCCGACGATATCATTGCCAGTATCATTTGTTACCAGATAACCTTTCTCCGCATATGTTCCCTTTTCAATCTGAAAAATCGAACCAGCAGCAGAAGAACCAACAGCCAGATTGGCTGTACGATCCCAGGCACCTGTACGGACGATATAAAGCCCATTCTCAACACCATTGGTCTGATCAGTAACAGCGCAGAGATCCCCATCAACAAGAGCCTCCCCGTCTACTGTCTGCTCACCTGAAAGGGTGATATTGCTTGCTGCGCGGACAACATAAGTGCCTTTATATTTGATACCGAGGACTGCAGCTTCCCCGGCTCCTATCTGTGAGAACGCCATTAGATATTCTCCATCACGCGCAGATCCTGGCCAGCAACCGTGGCGATTGCGTACAGAGTCGCGCCTTTAGTAAGAGTAATGGAGTTGATTACGTTCGGGGCTAGTTTGATACCTTTCGCGCTGGTCACGTCAGACCCGCCTATGTAGATGTCACCTGAGGCGTTTAAATGCTGAAAGGTTACGAATAATCTTTCAGAATCGGCGCCAAAGGTAATTTCCACTGCGGCCGTGCCGACAGTAAGCGACTTACACTTGGTAAGCTGCGTTGCCGACACTTGCGAAAGTTTACCATTAACATCTCTAGGCAGACCTCTTGCCATTTTCTTTCTCCTGTTGTAAGTTGAGCAACCTTAGCATATGCTCCCACATCATACCCTTACGGATCTCTTCCGTGGAATAATTACACCATGCCAGATTGGCTAGGAATTGTTTTCTTACCTTCACCAGTCTCGCGACCGGATTATCCAGAGCACAACTCATAGACCGATATTGACTATTCTTATCCCCGCAGTAGAAAGGAATACCCTTAATAATGCACTCCACAAGCGAGGTTGAGTTCCAGCCAACCACCAACTCAGCATCCTCGATCTCCTCGCTTAAAGGCTTCCAATCTGCAGGCCTTTCATTGAGGGTCTGAGGATGAGGTCGATAGGTAACGTCCATGCCTAGTGACTCCAGTTGCTCCTTACGTTCATCGCACCATTTTTCTATATCAAGCCCATCAAGCTGAGTATCACCTGGAACTTGCCCAAGGATAACCACCTTGCCCTTAATGGGCTTTGCTTTCCGCATATGGACCTTGACTCCAAAGACATCTTTTAAGCGCTCCGCAGTCATCTCCATCTGTTCAACAAATCCACAGCTATTATTGTGGATGCCTTCTCCGTTGGGCAGTAATGATATACTCTTGTAATCTCTCCGTCTCTGGTATGGATCAAAATATCCAAGCTCGATAACGAAGAGGGGCTTGCGCTGCCACCTACAAGCCTCTTTGCAATACTTGCCTGGACCATTGAGCGACCAAGCTATAAGCATATCAGTATCATCTCTCATATCGCCAGCCCTGAAGATCGTGCCGTTCGAAGGCTCACAAGAATGGCCATCAGCCTTGATGCTTTCCATCAGAGCTTCCATGTAATCCTGCTCTTCAGGCTGGTTTTTGAATATGATTTCGATTTTCATCATGCAAAAAAGGGGAGGACCGAAGCCCCCCCCTTTCCTACGTTACCGACCCCCTACTAGACAGTAACGCGAGTTTGCAGTTTGACGCCAGGATAACCCTTGACGCTTGCAGCAGCCGCAGTCCAGTTGGACGTGGTGGCAAGCTGGGCGTTTGTCGGGTTCATGGTGCCGCCAGTGTAGCTGAAGCCTCGCGCAACGACAGTCTGGTTATATTCAGTCAACGACCGAATAAGGGCATTGTCGTAGGCGTCATCTTCCCAAGTCTTCATCGGGATGGTCTCATCTTCAGTGATCGTGACAGCATTCGGGAAAAGCAGCAAGGTCTTGTAACGGTCATAAACCGTGACAGAGTCAGCAGCAATCTTCAAAGCGCTGTTATCAGTGACAAGGATCATCATGCCAAGAATATCAGAAAGGATATCAGACATGAGGATGCCCTGAGCGATGTTGGTAATCGTACTCGGAGCAGAAAAGCCACCGACCTCTTTCTTGATTTCCTTGTACATCTTAGAATGCATAAGGGCAACAACAAGACCACCAGCATGATCACCCATGAGGTCTTTAGTGTCTTCCAATTCAGCCACGCTCATAGCATAGCCAGAGCTGAGAGCTGAAATGTCGTTGTAAGTAGTCGACTGCTTTTCGATAGTACCGAGGGCAGTGGAAATCGCACGAGTGAAAGATCTCTGGAGTTTGTGCTCGGCCATATTCTGACCAACCTGAGCAGCATAACTCATAGGATCGATACCCTGCTGTTTGAGAGCTGAGATCGAGGCGTCATCATACTCGTTGCCCGAGATCACGATACCCTTCATCGAACTCTGGACATGACCAGAGAGCGAGCGGAGGCTGGCAGAAGTCAGATCACGCTGACCGCCAGTATCCTTGTCCTGAAAGAAACCAAACTCAGGAGTCTTGCCGATGACTTCACCAGCAGAAAGGCTGAAAGCCCCGCCTGAATTAGCATTGAAATAATCGAAAAGCTCATACTGCTTTTCATAGAAAGCGACCTGAACGGTCTCTTGGAATTGCGAAAGATTCGCATGTAGCGTCTGGGCCATTGGTTAAACCTCCATATTAGCCAGTTTTTTTACGAGCAGCAATCTTATCGCGAAATGCTTGAAGACCGTGCTCACGAATAAATTGTGCCTTCTGCTCCATAGGAGAGTCGGCCGATATGGAGGATGGGATTGCTGGAGAAGATCCGATACCACCTTTCTGATCAGATAGCAATAGACTTTTACCGATAGGTGTTTGCATCCATTCTGTGGCCCAGCTTTCGAGCGTAGTTGGAGTGCCATCCGGCAGGCAATACATGACGACTCCGTCAATTTCCTGCAAAGCCTTTTTGGCTTGATCTTCAAAAACAGGTGTTGTGCCTTCTTTGAATGGCATTTTACTAGCTTGCTGTGCAATCTGGGCTGAAATAGTTGCATCTTTCCGAGCCTTAGCTTCCGCTTCCTTGGCTTCAGCAAGAGTTTTGATTTGAGATTCGAGAGTAGCTACCTTCTGCCGAGTCTCTTCGAGTTCAATGCTAGTCTTGCCGCTACCGTTTTTCGCAGCTTCAAGAGCCTTCTGTGCATCCTCGAGAGCTTTTGTCCTGGTTTCCAGATCGCTTTTCACTGGCTCAAATTCTTTTTCTTTGCTTTTAGCACCCTGAGCGAAAGATTGACTTCGGATTTGGTCTACCTTATCCGACGAAACTAATCCCAAGGAATCGGGATCGATTTCGATTTTTGTTGGTTTACCTTCTACTTCTACTTCAATTTCCATTTTACCTCCTACGGTTTTTAGTTCCCCAACTGTCTGATTTTAAGCCTCCCGGCTTTCCCAATTTTGCTGCTTATATAGATTATGTCAATACTTATTCTGAAATCCCTGGCAGTTCAGGTATTTCAGGTTGCCCCTCGGATACGATAATATCACCAAACCGTTCCTCGGCAATGCTTTCTATTTCTGCGTCTGATAGGTTTATTTCTTCGGGACTCATGGAACGCTCAACCGATAGCCTTCTCGCTTCCCTCTTCTGAGCAGCCCAAGCATATTTATCGACTGGGCTATAACTTTCCTCAAGGTGTTTGGCCTTGGCCAATTCATCGCTAAGGTTCGTCCGCATAAAAGCATCAGGCACAGATACGGTTGTCTCGACTTCTCCACCGCCGTAATAAAGCTGGAATGTGTCGACCAGTTCAATTATCGCTTTCTCGATAATCTTGCTCATCTGCCTCAAGAAAGCTTCTTCGGCAACCATATCCTGCTTTTTGCTTTCACCGGATTGAGTTATTACCTCACGACTGTTAGTCCGTTGCCTGTTCCTGAACTTCTCACGAATGCCCTCAAGGACATCGTTGCTTCTTATCTTGGCTTCATTTGTAGCGTCAGTAGGTGTATTGATAGCTTCCGCTTTATCACCTGGACTAAGCCGTATGCCTAGCCCGTTGCCAGTCCCAATATCCTTTATGGCGCTATCGGTAAACAACACCAGCAGACCATAAACTGCTGTCCTCATTGAGGATACCGACAGGGAAAAGAGAAAATTGCAGGCCTGGACTTCACTCTTCATCCCATAGATGAGACTGTTATTCGGCATCTCCATCTCAATAATAGGCACCGACCCGATAGGATTTACGATAGGCTCACCGATAGGCTCACCTTTCGCATTCTCTTTCCTGATGATGTTAGACGTCCATAAGGTATACACTTCCTCGGCATCTTTAGGGAATTTCACACCATCTTGATCTTCCCACTCAACGACCTCATATGACCGTATGATCGCAGTCTCGATCTCGGCATTCCGTCTCGTCTTGTAGGTTACTGCTATATTGGTTGGATCGATAATGTATGCATATGGTTTCTCGAAATCCTCCGCTTCAGCAACCGAGATCTCTTGAGCCATCAACGCTTCCCTGTCAACGATGGCAAAGCAATGACGGTATGCCATTGCCTTTACCGACATGTCTAGCACAAAGTCCAGCATAGACTTGCCGTCACCGTCTGTATTTTCGTCAACTATCTCCTGCAGTTCTTCATTCCCCTCTACCGCAATATTCCACTTGGGCATCGACAGGTAAGCCCTTTGATCCTCAAGCATTTGAGAGATATTCACCCTATCGACATAAAGCTCTTTCCTACGAGCATAGCTATCGTCGACAGATTGGCTTGTCTCTGTAACGCTCTCCTGCCGCATTTCATTGATAGTAGCAGTTGATCCACCACTCTGCGTTTCATCATCAGAGATAGTTACTAATTTATCAGCTAACGGTTTTCCACCTTCATAGATAAGCTTTGCATCATTAAGCTCACTATATTCGGAACACAGCTGTACGTTCCCAGTGAACAGTTCTTGTAGAGTCTTAGCCATAATTACCTCAGTAAAAGGTGGCGCATAACTCTCGGCTCGTTCGTCCTGACAAGATAGTCATAAGCCATTGTTGCAGCATCAACGGTATCATCGTGCTTTGCGTTTGGAAAGTTGCGCCATTCATGTAATATATCATCTACAAATTCAGCGCAAGGGAAAACAATTTTCCCGGCTGAAATCCCAGCAGCCAATGGCATTGCACGAGTAACCTTATCTTTTGACGGCCTTATCTCCCTTAACGGTATCAGCTCCCTATTAAAAACCTGGATTAGTTGACTTCCTGAACTGGCATCTTCGATAAGTATAAGTTCAGGTTTAAACTGATTGTACTTGGATTGTGCGAGTTGCACAAGATCCAAAAACTCAAGCCGTCTGCGGACGCAATCTATCAGATACAACTTACCACAGCTCAACCCCCATGTCTGAATAACGGAATAGTCATTCATAGTCCCTGTCTTTGAGGCTGAATCAATCGACTGGATTATCCGCTCAAATTCTTTTGGCCAGTTGCCGTTTCTGTTGATATGGATATTTTCAACCTTCAGCATATTGCCTTCCCTTGGAGCAGGCTCACCCTGGTATAACGAATTAAACTCATAGGAACCGATAACTGATTTGGTTTTTTGAAGATCATCAATATTAAACCACTCTGGCCATAAAGCAGCGCCATCATCGCTTATAGCCTTCAGGTGTAAATGCTCCCATTCTTCACCGCCATCCCCAAGCAGCCGTCCAGATAAATCGTCTTCATGCCAACGTGTAGCCATTACTATGATCGCACCGTTAGGTTGCATTCTAGTTCTAGCAGTCGAAATGTACCATTCCCAAAGGCCATTTCGGTAATTTTCACTTTCCGCTGTTGCCCTATCCTTTATAGGGTCATCGATTATTAGAAGATCAGCACCTTTACCAGTTATTGAACCACCAACAGATGTAGCCGTATACACACCACGAGATGATGTATTTATACGATTGGCAGCTTGAGAATCTTGCATAACTTCGCATTCAGGAAAGATAGACTCAAAAGATGGTGATGTCATCTGCCACTTTACTCTTCGTCCAAAATTTACAGATAGGTCTTGCCCGTAAGACGCGCATATCACTTGCATGTCAGGCCTTCGTCCCAACGACCATGCGGGCAAAAACTCACTTACGATTATCGACTTGGAATGCCTGGGTGGTGCTGTTATTATCAGCCGTTTTATCTCACCATCAAGAACCTTGCGTATCTTCTTGATTATGACATTATGGTGCCAGGAAATAATAAACTGGGGAAAGAACTCAAGAATATATGCCCCTAGACTATTTCGGCAAAAGCTATAATTCTGATTCAACTTCTTCCAGAAGCTGCTTGGCTTGTTTCTTGATTATCTTTATATCTTGGTTCATCGAGCCTGAATGCTTAAACTCAGTCTTTTCGATATAGCCACGTTGCTTCCCTATCGTTTTCAGAGTAAAGATAATAGCAGTTATATCACCGCCGTTGATACGTCTAAATAACTCAGTTTCGGCCATATCGAGGACGGATTCACGCGCATCCTCAAAAGCCTGCGCTATCTCGGGATCGTTAAGCTTGCGATAGTTTATCGCTTGCCTTGAAACACCGCAAGCCTGAGCCACCGCTGAGACAACGCCTGCCTTTTTACTGGCAAGCTCAATAATCGTCTCTTTCTTTACCGTTTCATATCCCATTTGTCGTCGTACACATAAATGATATCGTTATTATCGTCAGTGCCTGATGGTTTCAATACTCCACCGAAATATTTATACGGACTCTTCAAAGAGTTCGGCTTATTCCATATGCTACGGACATAATCTGCCATAGTCTGTTTGTATCGCATTGCGCGAACTATAGAACTATTAGTGTTAAAGCCCTCAGCATTAACAAACGGAACACCCTGGAACACGTGTCTTACGCTACCAGATATATCTGAATACCTGACTGAACCCCTTTCCTTTGCGATAACTAAAGCCTCTGTGAACTGTCCACGGTAATAGTTCCAATCGTCGCTCAACCCACAACATGAGCCGTTACACGAACGCTCCTTAAAATGCGCATCGCTTACATAAAAGCGCAACCCAAGCTTTGAACAAAGCGCATCCATCTCATCTATATACTTCTTCTTTGCCACCCTTGTTAGCCTGCGATACCCTGAGCCCTTACTGTTCCTACGGTAGAACTCAAAAATATCAAACCCAACGATCTCACTCATCTTGTAGTATCTAGCTTTAAGGTTTGCATTGGCCCTGGCTTCAAGACAAAAGAACTCAGTGGATACTGCTGTAGCGCCATATTCCTTTGCTAATTTTATCAGTTCAAGATGCTCGTTGTCTTTATCAGAAAAGCCAATTATGAATGGCCGCAAACGTAGCGTAGCCCCACCTTTGCATAGTTTCGAGTAGCGCCCAATAGCTTTAAGCCTTGCCTCAGGTGACGGACAACCTAGCTCCATCTTAGCAGACCTTGACTTATCCAAATTGATTATGGAGAATTTGCAGTTCCAATTATCAGTACCTTCAAATATTTTGGTATACCTATCATCACTAAGCCACCAAGTCGCTTTGGTAGAAAAGCATATTGGGTACTTCAGCTTTTTAAACTCATGCAGCAAAAGCCTAGTTATGCCATGCTCCCTCTCGTTATTATCAAATTGATCTGCCAGCCCTCCCCACTGAAAAGTTGTACTTGATCTAATGTAATTAAAGAATTGACGGTAACTCTTCGGTAAACTTGGATCGAGATTGAAAAGCCTTTTTACATTTTTAACGTTAACGTGACTTATGCTTTCAGACCCTTTACCATTATGTACATAGTTACACCCACCCTTTAAGGAATGGGATTTTTGGAAATACGAGAAACAGTAAAGGCAGTTGTACGAGCATCTATCGTAAGTGTCAAACGTAAGCGGCATTGAGCAATCAAGGAGTTCACCAGACCAACGAGGTGAAGCGTAGTGTCTAGCCGGTTTATTGACTGGCTCGGCCTTCACCTTCAGCTTGGGCTTTTTAATACAAACTCGTATCTTCTTTTCGGGTTTGGTGTTAGGTAGTTTGGCCATTTTGCTAGTGTGTAAAAGTATCCAGTCTTCTTCCAATCTCCAAGTCTTGTTATCTTTGTTCCTCCATCCATCTTTCCATAGTCAACATCTATATACATGTAGTTGAGCCTGAAAGTGCCCTCACCCTTCACTATGTGCGATATAGTAAAATCATAATCACACTTACCTATAGCGTTTACATCGAACCGTATATCCGAAACCACAATACAGTGGCATGCACCAAGGAGGAACATATCGACAGCAACCTTTTTCTTATGGTTATAATTGAGGCAGTTGTCTGTAGGTGCTACACCGAAAAGCTTCCTGCCCTTCGACTTGTCGAACCATGAGTTAAGCTCCGCATGGAACTCTTCCGGTCGCATCTTGACGTTGCGGTTTTTCCCGTCTGCATACATAAAACTCCCGAAAGCTTTTATGTCATCGTCAAGGATTATTACACGCTCACCCTTTCCATAATGGTCAAGTATAGCGTTGCGCGCTGTTGCAGTACATCTGCCATTGTGAGTTACTATCTTATTCTTTATTCCTGCTTCACGGTATAACCTTTCCTCCTCCTCTAGGACGAAAAGTGTCGCTGAATGGAAGTGTTTCCATGTCAACCCGTTCTTGTGCCTTCCCCTCGTCGGGATAGCAATAGGGGCTAGCCTTTGTTTATTCTTCCGCACTCTGATAGCCATCGTCTGAACCCATATGAAACCTCTTCCATTTTATCTGTGTCCTGGTCTATGTACTCGAAAAGCCTTATGTGTTCACGAAGGCCATTCCCATCGAACGAATATATGTTGTAGTCGTCCATGTTCCTGTTCACTATCCGTATCCCATACTTCTCAGGTCTTGCCCAAACATCAGTGCCGGGGAGCGGTGCGAATATACTGCAAGCAAGTATATCGTATTCCAGGCCTTCGAGAGCCTCCATGTTCATTTTGATTGTGTCTTCGGTCTGCCCAGGAGTATTGACCATGAACAGAACACGCACAGTGAACCCATATTCTTTTGCAAGCCGTATAGCGTTAACATTATCCTCCGCAGTGGTTTTCTTATTAAGGGTGCTGAGTACGTTATCATCGAACGACTCCACACCGAAAGAAAGCTCGACACAACCTGACTCACGCAAACGTTGTAGCATATACTCTGTCATTGGCTTAACCCTACATGAGATCCTATAAACAGCGTCAAGTCCGGATATTTCGTCGCAAACGGCTTTTATTCTGCTGTCGCTCAGCGTAAACATGTCGTCGGAGAAGCGAAACTGCCTGACACCATATGTTTCTATGACATGCTCCATCTCCTTACGGATCAGTTTAGGATCTCGCATCATGACTTTCCTTGTCCATGATGGGGAGCTACAGAAAGCACAAGTGTAAGGGCAGCCCCTAGAGCTTATTATATTTGTACTGCCACCATCCTTGTATTCGTGGTCATATGAGAATATGCCACCACCGAGAGCGCCATCAACCATATCTCTGGCAGGGATTGGCAACCTGTCGATGTCTGAGATTGGATTACACACATGCAGCTTTTCAAGCTCACCATTGATTACCCCCTCAACGATGTCGCATATCTCTTCATCTGCATGACCATAACAAACACAATCAATGTTAGCCATGTCTATCATTTCTTTGGCTAGGACACCTGGGCCACCAACGATAACACTGTTATCGCAGCATTTTCCCTTCAGGAGTTTTGCAGCTTTGTTTAAAAGCCCTATCTCTAGCGATGTTATAGAGAACATGTGGACAGTAGCGTCATTGTCCAGCACGCTTTCAATATCACTTACAGAGAGGTCTACAAGTGCAACCTTATCACCATAGCGCTCCTTGAGCGCAGCGCACAGGTAAAGCACACCTAACGGTATCTGTTTCTTCGGACCTACTAGGTAACCCCTTGGCAGAATGTAGAAGTTTATCATTCGATGCCGTAGCTTTCGGCTAGAACATCCCAATTGATAGATCTACTATTTTCACCGATACCAATCTTTTCCCTGAAAGCTTTTGCTTTATTATCTTCTTCGAAATAGATGATAACGTAATCACATTCATTTACGATCTCACCCTCCATATCCACATCAGGTACAGAGTCGGTTTCTTGGTCTGGCAGCTCCTCATCATCAGAACCGTAGTCAATCTCAAACTCCATCCCGGCAAGGTCCACACCATGAGAGACACCGATATCTGATAACATAGGGTAGTCCCACTCAGCAAACTCATTAGTACGATTGTCGCGTATCATGTAGTCAACGAAATCGGCTTCGCTTTCAAACTCCCTTACGACAACGGCAACCTCTTTATTGCCCATTTTCCTAAGAGCCTTAACGGTAGTATGCCCGCAACAGATAACCTCATCTTCGAACGGCTTGCCTTTAGCAGATATGACTATGGGCTTTACCTGCTTATGGCGCTTTATTGATTCTATCAACGCCTGGACTGGCTTCCCGTCATTCTTACGAGGATTTTTCTCGTAAGGTTTAATCTTTGAGATGCTCCTCTTTTCAATCTTCATATTTCAGCTCCTTAATTCAACAACTACAGTTTACAAAACAGGCATGCCATGTCAATGTCAATTATTCCTCTCGTACTCCAAATCCTCTTTCATGCATTTAGCAGCCCATTCCCTGAAGTTCTTGATCCATGTTTGTGGATGGCCTAGAACCACAATATCGAGAACCTTCTGATGCCAACGCTCCAGCATCTCATTACGTACATTAAGCCGTACGACCTCCTTTTCAAGATCATCTACATGCCTTTCAAGCTGAGCTGGTTTATAAGGCATCTTCTTGCTCCTTCTTCTTTTCTGGAATATATTTAGTCACAACAACTCTGATAGGGCCATTAGATACTGTTGTAGCGATTCCAATATGCGCACTGTTGATAGCAAATGCATCGCTTTCTGTTGCCAGCTTAGTGAGTTCGTAAATATTACATTTAGACAAGACGTCTAGCTCTTCCTCGTTAGTAATCAGCTTCACCCATTTGCCATCAATATACTGCTCAAGATCATATACTAACGTGCCCTTTTCGCACGGGGCAAGCGCCTTCAACTCATCTTCCATATCAGCCATCTTCTTGCTCCTTGCTCATAAAAACGCAATTGATTATAGCCTTGCACTTACACAACGTCCGGACCCTCATACGTCTGATCGCTGGTGAGAATGTAAACGTCTGGTCGGGATGTATATGGATGCCATCGTGAAAACTCATATTGCCATTATCACCAAAACTGACAGTGCTACCACCAATGTGTTTTATTGCCATCACGTAACCTGGGATCCACATCCCTCTGCCATTTATTGTGAACGTCATCTCTTCAATCATCTTCTTCTTGCTCCTTATATCCATAGCGTTTAGACATTTTCAATAGCTCCTTCCGGTATTCTCCCGGCACATCGTTTATCGAGTAGACCGCATGAGGTCTTGCGTTGATTGTTGTCCCCACTGATGAGATTGGTGGCCAGGGCTTGTTCACTCCCAGGATATCTAGGAGGCTGTTAGCCTTCTCGCTCCCGTAGTAGATATCCTCTAGTCGGTAGGTCTTGTCTGCAAGCTTCTCGCATCTGTTATTCCAGGTGATATAAAACCAGACGGCTTTCGCTGGATGGTCTTCCGGCATCTCTTTACCGTAGATTTTACGGACACGTTCCCAATGGTATGGAGTGAAAGCAGTGAGGCTTGAGATGCAGGCAAACGGCTCTCGGACTTGATGGAGGACGATATCGCATGATCTTTTGAAGTCGATAGCGAAGTTCCAGCCGATGCCTCCTTGATAGTCTAACTTCTCATGGCCAAACTTAACCCCGAGATGGGATAGGCAGCGGTGGATATATGTCGTCCCCGATCTACCTGTTGAGAGGATGATGAGTCTAGCCATCAGTTTTCTTTACTGGAAACATCAGCCCACAGCTATCGCAAATCCACCGCTTAATATTACCTGAAAGTAAAATCATCTTTTTTCCACATTCTGGGCAATGTTGTCTTTTCATCTTGCTCATTTGCGATTGCGTCCTTTACCTTTAGGATTTGTTTTTACGCATCCTCCGCGCCCTCTATTAACACGGACGCCACGACCAGAACCGTCTCTTTTTGGAACTCCATGTTTTTTCATTTATGACTCCCCATACGCCGAGCGCGTACTGACGCATCAGCTTTGTTTTTACTTATAGACCTACCGACGACCTTCCATTTGCCACCGATATTCTGTTCAATAGCCCAGTCCTTCGGGCCTTTAATGGGTCTTTTCCTAACTCTCCATGGCATCATCTACCTCCTAGAGCTTCTTCAGCAAGTTCGTATATTTGTGAGAGTATTGTTTCAGGTGCCATAGTATTGAGCGGATTGTCATAAGCAAGGATTGAATGGAGTGCCTCTGACAGCTCTGCAACCTCAGCACGGAGTTGCCCATTATCATGCTCTGCTTTCTCCCACTTTCCTTTGAGAATCAGTATTGCCGGATCAATTTTGCTCATCCCTGCACCTCCTCTAAGCTTGCTATTTTGTAGCCTTTACTAATTGCGTGTGCTCCGGCATTGAAGCCCTTGATATACCACATCTCCTTCAGCGCTTCGATCTCTGCGCGGAGCCTCTCCAACTCTGCACGATCATCTTGCCAGGCCTCGTTATCATACCAGAGTAGTCCGTTGCGCTTGATTATTTGGCCTTCACCTACTCGCATTCTACAGCCTCCAACGGATCAACCACCTTACACTCGTGCACTGACTGGCCAATGCAGGCCATCTGACGCAACCTATTTATATACTCAATAAGCTCTGCTACACTGCACACCGCTCTTGTTGCAGTAGGCTTGCCTGACGAGACGCATACATATCCACCTGCGTGTTGCTCTGCTTCAGACGCAGCAATCTGTAGCTTTTTTAGTAGGTCATTCATCGCAAGCCTCCTCCGCAAGCTGTTTTGTTTCTACGCACCAAAGACACTCTTCACCATTATCGCAATGGTTGTAATATATTGCATCGCCTGGATCGGTGTGGCTGTATCGGATTTCTTCACACAGCTTATCCAGCTTTTTGATGATTGTCTTAAGTTTCTCGTTCTCAGCTTCGGCATTGCACTGATCTATATTACATAAACGGAGTTGCTCTTTCAGCCTCTCGTTCTCGGCGCGGAGTTTGTCACGCTCATCTGCACATGCCGCCAAACCGCTCTCGCCTTCGACTATTTTACACTCACTCATCGCCAGCCTCCACCTGTGCCATAATCTCGAGCAGATATTCCATCCCATGATCATGTTCAACTTCAGCCATCACTCTGCCAAGCTTAGATTTCAGACGCTCGTTCTCGGCGCGAAGCTTCCGAAACTCAGCCTGAACTTGGACAGCAGCGTGGCATAGGCAATGATCTGTGCCAACGAATGGTTTGTTGCAATTAAAACATATTTCACTCATCGCCAGCCTCATCAATAAACTCCACCTCATCTAGACTTATTGAGCAATTATATCCAAGTAACCACAACTGAAGATCACTGCCAGGACAAACTCCAGTAACAGCCACGACCTCCCCTTTCATAGATGGCCGTGAAGAACCATAAGGCTGACCGTTATAGTTACTTAAGATTTTCACCATTCTGCCTGTAACAACCTTTTTCGCTAATTGATAAATCAAATCACGCTGCTTTTGTAGTTCAAATAAAATCCATTTGACATCTATTTCACTCATCGCCAGCCTCTTTATCAAAATAGCTGCTTTCATAAATCATATCTACAGCATCACGATAATCATAATAGCCATAATGTTTTGGTGGATTGGCAATTCGGTTAATTAGCTCTTCAAGATGTTGCACTTTACCAGTCAGCCTCTCGTTCTCATCCTGCAATTCACGATTCGCAGCGATCAGCTTGTCATTCATCTCTTCCAACTCTGAGCACCACTCTTCAAGGCTCTCGTAGTTATATGGCGCTCCTCCTTGTCCTAGTCGCTCATCTTCTCCACATGCACAGCCATGGTCGCTCAAACGCCTACCGCAATGAGGGCAGATGTCTTTCAGGCCCAGTATCCGTTTGAGATGCTCTATCTCTGCACGATCCGCTTGCCAGTACTCGTTGTCTACCCACAGCAAGCCGCCTCGTTTTGTGTATTGCTCAGGCATCGCCCACCTCCTCTAAATATCTTTTATGGATTTCTTCAGATAGCACCAATTCACCGGACTTAAGATCATCGCAATCGGTCATTTTCCTCATCACGCTCTTGACTATCGATTTTATATTGATAATTTTCAACCTCTCGTTCTCGGCGCGGAGCTTGTCGCGATCCTCACGCACCCTGGCAACTACCTCCCAAGGTGGCTCAAGCGTACCATCTTCCCTTTCGCTTGCTGAGATAGGGGCGCACTCCAACACTTCGGTAATTATGCGTTGGTACAGAGTATCCAGCCCATGCGTAATATCACACTGAGACTCCAGTTTCTTTTTCAAGTGCTCGTTCTCGGCGCGGAGCAAATCCACCTCAGCCTGCAAGTTTATTATCCGGCGGTGGGGGTCGTTAGTCATGGCTTCGGCCAGCCATCAGCATCAATCGGCTGGGCTACTGAGTACCAGATGATATCGCCGCCACAGTACTCATAGCTCCATCGCAAATCGCCAGCTATTTTTGTACACCTAATGCCATCGCGCCTGACATAGTTAACGTACACATCACCATCAACCGGACACTCCCCACCATGCCACCTCTTCCAGTTGAAGATCGGCTTGGCGTCTGGGTCGAGTTTCATTTCGTCCCAATCTGCAGTGTGGTGATCTGTGCGACTTGTGTATCCATCACTAAATGTGCATCCTGGTTTTGCATAGTAACGAAGACGCCAGTTGCTGTAATCACCATCCCGCACAAGCACAGGCTGATCAACCGGAACTTTTGCCCAATCGATCTCCTCCGGCTCCGGCTCCGGCTCCGGCTCCGGCTCAAGACGCTTGATCTCATCGCCAAGCTCTTCGTATTTTTCTTTTAGTTGGTCTAGTTTAGTCATTGTTATTCTCCTTAAAAATCATGCGTACTCCGAAAACACACGCCCGAGGTGCTCCAAGGTGAGGTCGAGAAGTTCAGCCGTGGTCTGCTGCTGCACCTCCTGGGCAACGTTGATGATCTTGGCGTTGATAGCCATCGGCACAATGCCTGGAGGATCGAAAGTAATTTGTGGAGTTTCCATTTCATCTACCCTCTCGTAATTTTCTAAGATAACGCTCTACCTTGCCCATATTGGTTTCCCTAAACGGGCCACCGCCGTCATGCAACTGCCTAATCCAACACCGCTCAAAGTTGTCTTCATGCAACAGATACCAAGCAGGGATCTTTAATATCCTCGCTACATACGCAACGACTAGCATTTGGCATTGCCTATTCTCGTTTACCTTATTCAGGTAAGCCTCGACATTGACTATGCGGTTTTCAACCTTGGACACTTCCATAAGCGCAAGCGGCACAACCTTGCCGTCCTCAATAACATATTCCATCGAATCTAGATCTTGATTGTACCGCAAGCCAAGACTTGCTCTCCATTCGAGGTATTGGTTCACTCTATTATTTCCGTCTGGAACCGTTAGCACCCCACTCGGGGAGTTCGGCAACGCCTTATCAATAATCTCATCATTCGTCATAATTATTCCTCTTGAAAGTAAATTGCCCTGTCACTTACCTTAGCTCGGGCCAAGCGCATACCTATTACTGTCGTCTACGAGCGTGATACGGCAACGACAGCACCCCAGTGACTTGGAGTAAGGATTAAGCCGCATCACCACCTCAGGTCTAATTCACCTTTGTATAGTTTCTCTAGCCAACGTCATATTCAGCCATCCTTGGATCGGCATAGTCTCGCTTATCGAATAGCACGTTCCAAGCTGCTGTTGCTGTTGACTTGGATTTCCTATTTGGACCAGAAGCACCGCAAAAGCCACATACCACGGAAAATACAGTCACCTTGCCATCCCCTCTCGATTTAGGCAATGACTCCTCCGCAAGGAATATGCGATCTGAATTACAGAATGGACAGGTATAATACTTTGGCTTGTACTCACTGTTCATAGTGCAAGGTGCTTTACTGGTCGCGTACATATTAGAGACCTCACTCATTTTATCCTCATTAAACATACTGGTAATATATCGTTTACGCTGTTTCATTGAAACGAATCTAGAATGGCTCATAGATTTCATTCGATTGCTCTTGTTTATCCTGCTGGCTACTGGGAGCAGGCTGATCTTCCGTTTTCCTGTACGGCTCACCAACCTTCCATGCTAGATACGGCTTCCCGTTTTTAGACGTATTCTTCCACATGGCAATAGATACCTCTTTGCCAAAAATCATCCCCTTGCCAGTAATGTCCGGCTGGGAATCTCGCTCCTTACGTTCGTTGTTGAACGCAACTCCCGAATTATCCTTCTGTGTGTAACCCATTTTGCTTCTCCTCTAAAAAATATAATTCACTAATGATCCACATTGGATCACCTTCTATTTCTATGGTTTCAAATTTCCTGCCGCATTCTTTGCAGGTGCGACCCCTGATTATTGAATCACCAAACCTTCTAGTCTCAGTAACACGAGACGCTCCTATCCCGTGGCATTTGCTCCTTGAGATACTCAACGACTACCTCCGTTTTTTCCTCTTCGTGATTTTTGATCTTAACGAAGTAATGGTGGATTTCCTTGATCTGCTTGGTCGAATCATCTGAAAGTATTCCTGTTTGTACAATTCCGTCCACGATGGCCTTAACACTGAAATTGTCGATGTCTCCGTCTCTTCGTCTGAAGTGAGTGATATGCAATCGGACACCATGGCGTGTATCGTATGACGTAACTTCATACGCTGCCACTTGTTCATTGCTAATAGTCTGTTCCAAGAAGGACATGGGAAAGGGAATACCAGTTTGATTTCCATATCTAGTTCCTATCTAGTATACATGTAGTCATATCTACGTCAAGCGGAAATATTGCCGCACCCCTTTTTAAAGGTAAAAATAGTAAATTCCAAATCCCGTGCCATAATATTAGTACAGTTTACAGGTCCGCTCTCAGAGCCGTTCTGACGACCTCTAGCCCTGAGACGGCCCGTCCCCCGTATTTTTAGAATGGAAGCCTCACAGGAGCCCCTGGTGGGCTTATTTGCCTTGCTAGGGTTTCTGCTGCCGCCCTATCCTCCAGAGGGCTATTTTTCATAGGAACAGTTATCCAGCCTAGACGGTTTCGATCAACTGTTGCCGCCACCATCTTCAGTGCTTGCCCTGGCCAATCTTCAGCCATGAGCTTCTCGTAGTACTCCTGAATCTTCTCAGGGATTTTCCCTTCTTTGTACGGGATATTCCGATGGTAGAACATACCATCATTATTTCCCTCCGTATCAAGATACTTTACGACTATACCATCACCCCCGGCAAAGATCCAGGTATTATGGATCTTGGCATACCGTGGATCACGTGTAAGAAATCGATACCATGAACGGGCCATCTCTCTTGCCCTTTCACGTTTGTCCTGGTTTTTCTTGAACGTCTCTTCTTCAAGTGCTTTGTCTTGCCAGCTCATATTACCTCCAGGGATATTTTGCTTTTGAGTTCCTCGGCTTGCTTGCGCAGCTTATCGGCAGATTCCGTAGATCCAATCTTGTCCATCTCTTCAGCTAAAGTATTCAACTCAGCTATCTCATCTTTTATTCCGCTAATCTCCTGATCGTCAACTCCGCTCAATTCTGCAGCAGACTTTGAGGAATGGTCCTGAAAAGCTTCTTTGCCTAGAAAGTTGCGGAGAGCGTAGGTATACTTGTTGCCGACATTGGCCTTAGCGTACCGCTCGCAGCAGTCGAAGATATTTTGGTGAGTGAAGCCAGCATTAATCAGCCGTTCATACAACGATTTGCAACGGAACTTCTGATCTCCTGGCCTTTTAGGATATGACGTGTTCTTCCAGAAATCATTGAAGCCTTCCGATACACCATCCTTCTTCTGGAGGAACTTCTTTTGCCGATTCAACCTAGCAGCAATTTTATCTGGATCGGTAGCATCCTCAACCTTCTTGAACAGAGATTTGTCCTTGGCCTTGAAATAGTCATAAAGCACCAAAAGCTTGTTAGTCAAAGCAGCATTCTTTGTTTCTTGATTAATCAGTAAATCAAGCTTCTTCGAAATTGACTCAAGCAAATCTGCTGGTTTTGCACTTTTACTATTATTATTAATATTACTATTATTATTAATACTGTTATTATTAATAATAATATCATTTATATTCTTAAGTAGATTATATATATTATTACATAATATATATAATGCGTGTTTTTCGCTCTGTGAATTCTCCATTTTTTGCCCTTACGGTTTTAGTTGTTTAATTAAACGGTAATTACGCTGGTTGGTTTGACGCCGTTTTTCGCGCCTCATCGCCTCAACCAACGCACAATAAAAAGAAGGAGACGGGGACTTTCGTCCCCTCTCCAGTATTCTCGTGATAGGTGAAATCATGTAAGGCTTTTCAGTCTTGCTTTGCATATCTTTCAAGGCCTTCAAGGATTGCCTTCTTTGACTCTTCAGGATTTGCGGCCATCTTCCTGCAACGGTCTTTCGGGAACTTGTCGCTAGGAATGTTGATGCACTTCAAGAACTTCATCAGCCTGTTGTATTCAAGGCCCATCTTGGTGCAGGCGTCTTGCATATCATCCACGGTTGCGAACTCTTGCTTGATCTCCGCAATTTGAGCATTGGTCATCTTTGATGCAGTTTTCTTCTGAGCGTTAGGGCTAACCATCGGGCCTTCCTGCCCAATCTCTTCGGCTCCGGTGTACTCTACTCCGTATCCGGCAAAGCGTAAAGCTCTGGCAATTGCCCTGGTTTCAGCCAGCTCGAGCAGGCTATCACGGAGACGGGCATCCTTCTTGGCAGATGCCACGCCGTGACCAGTAAAAGGCCTTGATTCCTTCTCTGTTGCCAGAGTTACCCTAGCGCTAACTACTGCCAATTCGTCAGGTTCAAACCGGATCAGCTGAGTCGTTATCCCGTCTATTCCGTCTTCATGTGCAAGCCGCAACCTCCCGCCTACGACAGGATACACCTTGCCCTTCATGTTTACCAGTTCATCTGGATGAAATTTATTATTCACAACAATCTCCTTTCAAATAAATATAGGTTCTCCACTGTTTCCCAAAAGCTCCATAATCGAAATCATGAAGCCTTGAATATATCTCCTCTTCGTCGTAACCGAGAAGCTCTAACGCCTTCTCGATCTTACACGAGCTGGCATAACTCCGGCAATACCAGTAGTTGCCGACTGGGCCTTGCTGAGTCATGTTGATCCCGCTCCGGTAGAAGTTCACGCTCCAGTCGTTGCCGAATCTGTACATATTTACAGACTCGGACGCTTGCTTTATCGCTTCCTTCTTGGTCATCGTATACCTCCAATAACAGTAAATGCAAAATACGCAACTATCGACAGGACAACCACATAGAAAAGTAGACGGCTCATGCCGCAACCTTTTCACAGATGTAGTTGAAAGCATTCTGCCGAAGCTTCGAGCCAGCACCGAACTGGGAAAATTCCCAATTGTTCTTGCCCTTTCTCATAGGCTTCATGTGCTCAAGGTACTCGACGTAAGCGTTGTAAAGCCCCCACCATGTTCCCTTGACGCCAGGAATGTCAGTTCCCCGGCCAGTCTCCATCAACTGAAGAACCATCTCGTTCTCCTTGATTCTATTTTCACGTTTGCGCTCCTTATCCATCTCTTTCGGGAACATCGCTTCCATGAAAAGGCCGACTTCCGCTCTAGTGATAGACGTATCGGCCATCTTTTTGCAGATTGCCTTGCACTCGTCCCAATATTGATTCGAATGACAGAGGACTTCCTTTGCGAAATCGAACTCCTCTTCCCAATTGGGAGTATGCTTGATCGATACCATGTTGGATGCTGAACCAAGAGCAAAGCTCATCGTGTTCTGGCAGACCACCCGTACATTGGTGAACATGATCTTTAGCGTAGCGTTGCCGCCATGACCAGTCGAAACGAGCAGATACTTCTTGACTTCATCTCCTTTGACGACATCCATCGTCTCGGGCATTTCGGCAAGCATCCATACAGTCTCACCGCCTTTCAAAGCGCCAGCCGTATCAATCTGACCAGAGCCTTCACCGAGAACGTAATCGATGAAGCTGAACGCCTCGCGATTATTGATGCAGTTGTATTGTCCTTTAACAACACCCAATACCGCATTGGTATCGGTGCGGAAAACGCAAAAATGTTCCGGAGCAGGGATGAACTCCCCGTTTACATGAGTGAAGGCTGGACCCTTCTCGACTGTCCAATTAAGGTGAGCAGCTACAAGTGCCTCCTTCACCGTCATTGCTCCAGGAACAGCAGTCCCTAGCTCATGCCAAGGTTTGCCGTTCTTTGCGTTATAGGCCATTTCGGCCTTGCCATTGTGGAATGATAATTCGTGAGCCATCAGATAACCTCCAATTCTTCAGGGTAAGCTTGACAGATACCCGTCTCCTTGAACTTGACATATTCTTCAAGAGCGGCAAGTCCATCCGCTTCACCTTGCGCTATAACCTCATCTGAGATATTGAAGAATCTCACTTCATGAGGAGGCTCCTTGTCTTGCGCTATAAAGACAAGGTCGTTCGGGGCCACTACCTTCTTGTAAAGCCACGCCTGGATGTGGTAGGCATACTTGAAGAAAGCCAGTTGAAAATGGGCAAGATCGCTAGTGGACTTTAACTCTAGTAATACGTTCTCCACGGTTATCGCATCGACCTTTGCCTTGAACTCAATATCGTTCAACTCAAAAAAGTATTCTGTTTCAGTCTCGATGTTCCGTAGGTAATGACGGGCAAGTGCGTTATCCATCATTGCCTCTCTCATTGCGAGAAGCTTGTTCATATCATCTTGGGTGATAGCAGTCTTATCGCTATTAGTTTCGATGATGGCTTTCTTTGCAGCTTGGTCATCTTTGGATCTGCCGAACTTAGGCAGTACAAAATAATCACACTCGAAGGTTGTCTCTTCAAGTATGAACTTGTGGTATGCGGAACCAAAAGCTAGAGCCTTGGATGGCGTTGGATGATCTTTCATCCACATGGCTTTCTTGATTCCGTTCTTATGTATTGACCTAAGAAGCGATGCGCTTGGAAGGTCGATGTCGTAGTAATCAGCTTTGCTCATTACTGCTCTCCTTAAAAATAGTAATAATATCAAATATTGCGTCTTCGATTTTATCGAAGGTCTCCTCGAATTGGGCTACCAATCTGCGAGCCTCCTCTAGTTTCTTCTCAACCTCATCCATTATTGCCACCTAGCATTTTATGGATGCGCTGAAGAAGCTTGATGTTGTCCGGTAAATGGAAAAGCTTGCTGCAAGCAGCCTCACTTATCTTGAGCTTTTTGGCTAATGCTCTTTGAGACAGATTGTTCTTTACCATCAAAACCTTGATCTCCATGATAAGGTTGACCGTCTCGTCGTAAGCCAATGATTTGATCCTTGCCATAATTCCTCCTAAAAAATAGAAATAACAAAAGCCCCAGCTGCGCCAATCGCAACGAAGACCGCAAAAATAACATAAAAGTAACGGTCTACTACATTGATTGCTTTGCCGCTCATGTCACCACTCCAGGTAGATGGTGGAGTTGGCACGATGGATAGCAAAACGCTTTTCATCTTCATGCTCAGTAATTGAAAAAATCGAATCAACAGGGACGACCAGTTTATCAGGCTCATCTTCGGATGGGCCGTGGTAAATAACGAGCTTCTCGTGGTCTGAGTTTCCTCCCAATTCAACATAAAGGTTTGGGTCAGTGACGTGGACGGTAAGGCCGTCTGCCATGACTGACATCCCCTCAAAGTTGCCGTAGGTCAATTCGCGCGGTGTGACTGCATTCCAGTCGCTCATAGTAATCCTCCTATAAAAAAAACGTGCCTCGGTAAAAGGCCCGCATTATCTTTGAAATTGGCTTTAAGGTCCACCATAGGTAATATCCCTCCCGGTCGACCAAACCGAGAGGGACAGGTTTATTCAGCCGAAGACAACTTCACCGTCTTCTTCGATCCGAACCGTCTCGGGAGCGTTCATGAAACCGTCCATATTGGCAATTTCGAAGTAACGCTCGACGGCTGCGGCAAGCTTTACGCGCAAGGCCGAGTCCATGCCAGAAGTAGCATTCCCACGGTTTGCTTTATCGAGAGACGCACGAGCCTTATCGACGCGCCCAGTAACAGTGTGCAGCTTGTCGATCACGCGACCATGCGACCAGAAGGTGTAGCCAGTGGAGTCCATTTTTGGATCAAACGGCACAACCGTCGAAAGGTCTCGTTCCTTCACGCCCACAACATGAACGTCATCAGTGAACTCTTCAATAAGGCCCTCGAAGAAGGAAAGCTCGTCCTTCAAAGCGTCGAGACGGGCCTGCTTATTAATGAGAGATTCATGCTTGCGGCTTTGACGGCAAGCGCGAGCGCGCTCCTTATTGTAGAGGTCGATAACCTTGCCAATCGAAATATTTTTGCCCAAAGTAATCATCGTAATTCTCCTAAAAAAAGTATTCTCGGAAACCGCCGAGCCGGAAAAACATTATTATATCACCGTCATTATGCTTGTAAAGATATTTTCCAAGATTATCTAGGCCTTAGCAAACACTACATCATAACCCGCTGAAATATAATGGTTTATGCTGTCAGATAGGCCCAATACAAAGGCCCGTTTTGGGCGCTGGCGCGATCCAGCAGGATAGTTTACCTATGGATTTTAAAGGCCCAGAAGGCCAACCGCAGAAGGCCCATTTTTACAAGGGATTTTATAAGGGATTTTACAAGGGATTTTATAAGGGATTTTATAAGGGATTTTTAGCCAGATTTGCAGTTTCGCTTGTAGTGGTTTTCAGATTCCTCGCGGTCCATCTCCCTTAGATCTGCTGCTAGTTTTGCGTAGAACGCTTTTTTCTTTTGTTGCAACATAGCCACACCTATACCAGCCAGACCAAACGCTGTCCCGCCTCCACCTATGAGCGGTATAAGGCCCGACAGTAAAGAGCCAGCAGTGCCAGCAAAAGCTGAAAGGCTACTATCCATAAAAGCTGCGTCACGATCGTTGAGGCCATAGGCCTTCTGCCTTGCTTGTGTTGCGAGTCTGTACGCATGATCTCCTCCCGGTGTCTGGTTACGTCTAAAGACAATAGCAGCCCCGTAGACAGCATCAGTAGCCGCCTGGAGTGCTTTTGTCTGTGCGAGAGCGTACTCCTTCGATGCAGGCATCTTCACGCACCCATGAAAAAAAGGGGCAGCTCCAAGGAGCAGGAGCCACCCCACCGCTAGCGGTATCCTGATTTTCATCCGCTCCTATCCGCTTTTCATCATTCCTAGAACGATCTGAGTTGCTATCTGTAAGATGACAAAAAAGACTGGCATCCCCCACTTGATGAAGCCAATTCCGGCTTCAATATGGGCAAGTCTTCGGTCAATCGCCGCCTCGATCATTGCACTCATGATTGTCCTTTGAGATTCTGAGAAAGGTTGATCGCTCCGCATTGCGCGGAAAATTTGCTCAACGTAATACTTTTGGCCAGCCTGGAGCTGACCGTTAGGCTCTGGAGCTGTGGCCATTTAGCTGTTGTCATTGGCCCAGGTTCCGCTCTCGGTCCCTATCTGCCAGTTGCCGTTGCAGTAGATAAGCTCGGTCATGACGTTCGTCTCCGATGTTACATCTTTATACTTTTTGCCAGCCGTTCCGTCATTGATCGAATCGGCCCCGTTGGCTTCAATGAGGAAATCCTGGTCGGTGATCTTGCTGAATATCACATGATATCCATCAACTCCTGCCGGGAGTGTGAGCGTCACTGAAGCACCAGCGCCCTCGTTGGTCACCAAAGAATTGCCAGATACTTGATCTGCTGTGAGCGTATCGTCGCTCGTTTTTACAACTACGTTATACATGTCTGTTCTCCTGAAGACTTCCTCGTTTGCTGTTGCATCGATACATTCATAGCTCGCACCATTATAGCGGATAACATCCCCTACGCTAGGGGAACTTGCCCAGGTCGAGCCAGATATCTGAAGCAGGTATTTATCAGAGATACAATCAGTCCCGTCCCAGATCATTAGCCAACCTTGGCCAGATTCGATGTCGCTTACATGTATGGCTTTCGGGCTGCTCCAGCCACCATGGCCAGACGTTACCTGGGCTATAGTGAAACTCTCAAGCTTCAGCCCAAACTCATTGGCATCTACCCGATCGTTGAGATCATCGGTATCGATAGTGACATTAGCGGTTTGATTCGTCGTATCGAAAGTTGCTTTCTTTGTTCCGCTTCCAGAATTTACAGCAAACGTAGTCCCACTGGTTCCGGTATCGGTGTTCTGGGTATGCCTATTTGACACGGCATTGCTCAACGTAGATCCTGTAACCCCAGACAGCTTGGTCGTATTGTCTGCTTCATTCGTTATGGCCGTCTCCACCTGTGCGCTTGTTGACGTCATGCCTGAAAGGGAACTGATGTCAATCGATGCAAGGACGGTGCTTATGGTCGAGTCATTTATATAGGTTACGTTTGAAGCAAAGAGCAGATCATACGATAGGTCAAACGTGCTATCATACCCTGTGGACTTTAGCGTGTAGATATAAACTATCTCCGCTGTTGTGTCAACCAAAATGACTGCATTCTCTTCTATCGATTCATCTAACGGGACTTGAGCTTTTGCCGCAGCAAGGCTCGTGTCCTCGTAGCGTTTGCCCCATCCGCTATGTGGCCGATATGCATCGATGCCAGAACCGTCATCTTCATAACGGTAAACGCGATTACCACGAGTAATTTTGTCTCCTACTGCTGGCATTATGTTATCTCCTCACCTGTTATTAAATCGAAAAGCTTGTCAGATGTCGTATCCCATTGAGCGTATTTTTCCTCATCGCTCAAATATACAACCGTTGATTTCGTAGGGGAAGCCGATTCTACCTGTGCCTTTGTTTTGCTTGGCAGTTCACTCGCAAACACCTGACGCATTATTTCAGTATCTATAGTTACGTTGGCTGATTGTGCATCTGTGTCAATCGTGCACCGTTTTGTACCGGACGACCTATTGATAGCGAATGTCGAGGACGTTGTTCCGGTATCTGTATTCTGTTCATGCCCCTTTGAGGCAGTATCGGTAAGCTCTGCTTGCGTCTGAGCCGACATAGTAGAAGCATTAGTAGACGTATCACTCACCATAGTTTCAATGGTTGCGCTCGTGAAATCCCCATCAAAAGCACTAGCGTTCTGGGCTTTTACCAGGGTGTCGGTATCGGTCGAGTCCTCGAAAGCAACACGCTCTAAGGTTCCACCGTCTGCAAGATATATCTTATTGTCTTGGGTAATGTACGCATTGCTACCCGCATAATCTTCTATCGCAGCAAGATTAGCATTATTATCGTCGTGGAAGGCTCCGTTGAATTGTCCCATTGTTAACTCGCGTAGTAGCTCATGTAATATTCTGAATTGGTGTGCGTCTGATTTTTATTTCTAGGTAAGTAGTAAGACCTAAACCTATAGTTAGGATCAGTAACCCAATCTTCCTCTGTTTCAAGAACATATTCAGACGGGCCACTAGTCTCCCAGTCCTGCCATCCAGGAGGCGTTGGCTCGTCAAAGTCTGACCATTTAGCCAACTCCTGATAAAGCAGCGACCAATCTTGCTGCTCCTCAGGGACGCCTGTATCAACGTTGTATGATAAGCTTACATCCAATGACATGTCGATATTCTTGAAAACATGAAGGAAGCCATGGGTGGTTATTCCACCTTCCGGCACAGTGTACGGTGTCAATATCTGCGATCCAGATTTCTCTAGCCTAGAAAGAATTGACTGCATAGCTTCAGCCTTTTCGTACATAGATAATTCAGCATCGTTAAGGATCTCACTAAGGGCTTCCCCGTTAATAGGGTTTTTTATCAGATACGTCTTATGGCTCTGCTTCACATCCCAGTCTAGATTCAGTGTACCAATAGTACCAGTAGGTCCGGCCTGTTCAATACTAGCGCTATGCGAACCAAACATTCTGGTCGTCTGCTCTTCGTCATCATATTCTGTTTTGGTCCAGTGGTTAAATGGAAATGAGACAACGAAATCGGGCCACATATTTCCATTAGATGGCAACTCTGGCATTGGCAATGCTGCGCCATGACCTGGATTTAAATAATACGCTTCAGATGGCCAAGGGTTCGGAAATAGAATCTCACCCTCTTCTATCTCTATCGGCTCTACTTTCTGGATGACTGAATAATATATATGATCTGCACATTCAAACGACATATACTTGTGACCATTATATACGTAATCATCAGGACCAGCTTCATCTATTTGATCTTGCGATAAATTGGTCAACACAAGTTTCAATGAGCTATCCCATCTTGTGGCACCATTACCAGTATCCCTAAAGCCAGTAGGGTATAGGCGTGTCCTCCTATTATTTCCAAGAAAGCAGTTTACAACACTACCGAAAATCTTTCGGTATTCTCCGAAGGTCAGGGTAGGTGACCCTGGATCTGCGTTAAACGAAGCGCCATTATAGACGTAACACATATTCGATTGCTGTATAGTCAAGTCATCCTGATCCATCGATGCTGTTGTGTTCGTCGACAACAAACCGACATCATGAAGCTGCGCACCCACATTTACCAACTTGATCCGATAGTTGAAATCGGTCGGAAGCGTTCTCAGATGTACCGATTGATGATACGGACTTGATACTACTACTCTCATTAGCTAGGGCAGAATTGCACCCATGAAGTTGTCGCAAGATCATACACATAGCTAACGCTACCAAGGATTACTTGCCTCCCGTCATAAAGTCCAGTTGTTGGGAATGTCGAAACGACCTCGATGTCGTCATTAGAAATAGTCGGGCTTGATGCCGTGTTTGGCAGGAGGACATTATAAGAATCACGGAACATAGACAGCAATACCGAAACATCATTGCTAGTAATCTCGATAGTGATAACATCTGAAACCGCCCACTCATTTCCTAAGCTCCCGTCTGAAACTGTTATCGAAGTCAATCCTGTATTAGTATCGCTAAAAGGAGTATTGCCAGTTATCGTTCCTAGGCTGCCTACCCTCTTGGATCGAACAGAAAACACCATATCATTCCCGGCAACTTGGGCAGTTGTGCATGTACAGGTGATCGTATCAGTTCTAGCTTGTTGGTTAGTTACAACCGCAGCAGTCCCATCCCCAGACCTTGAGTAGGTGATAGCTTCAGAAATGTTATTTGACAATACAGTCTCAGAGTCCCTAGTCATAAACGTAACAACGTCACCAGCCACATTGGTTGCCGTTGTATCAGATGACTGGATTGCAATAGCCCCATCGCCAACCAAGTACTGGTTCAGCAGTGCAACATAGTTTGCCTTCTTAGTGTCGTTCATGCTTTTATAGCCATCACCTTCAACAATCAGCTGACGCAGTTCATCACTTGTATCAACATCAGACCTAAGCGTATCCATTGCGTTGAGGGTGCCCTGATCTACCGAATAATTGAAGTCAATAGTCTTTTTATACATAGCGGCATATAGCTTTACTATGTCAAAGAAATCGTCCCATTCAACTGCCATTTTATAACTCCTGCAATTCCATTGTTGCCTCGAACTCTTCTACATCACTGCTTGCAATCATGTATATAGTGAACTTCTTATTGTCTTCAATGATAATATTCTGCGTAAAATAAAAAGGGAAATCTGTTGTGTCTGTTATGATGTCAGTCCCCTCTGTGTATATATCCGGTACACCAGGATTTGGCGCTTGGTATCCACCAAAATCTACTCGGAATGAATAGGTAGGTGGAGTCTCGGTATTCTTTGTTACAACGTAGATGCTGACCAAACGGTAGGTCTGAAAGGGGAGGACTTTCGGTGGCCAGAACTCTTCATCTCCAGGCATCCCGCCATCTTCTTGACGCCATGCAATTCTCAGGAACCTATCCGGACCAGCCGCAGCTTTACGGTTAAGCTTGTAAGATCTGCGCTCATCAAGTGATTGGCGCGTCTCTCGTCTTATTGTCCTGTAGCTTGTCATGTGAAGTTCAATGTCACTGAATCGAGCGAATATGATATACTAGTCAAAGTATACCCTCGTTTGAGATCTACTGCAGTGAATAGGCTGCTGTCCGAGGTATCGATCTTATCAATCCAATCACCGATCTCCTTTGGAAAGCTGGCTGATAGCTCGACAAACAGCTCTATTGGTATCGTTATAGTCATACTATTGTTGGCATTATTATATAGATTTCTTGCACGGTCTTTGACCTCCTTCTTCATCTGATCCTCGAAGGTGTCTTCATCGTTGGCTATATCTATGCCTGATCCAGACGAGTAACTGTCGAACCCATATCTGCGCTCTAGCGGATGTAGGTCGTCGTAGGTAAGCACTTCCACGTTGTCTGTTTTTAAATTGTAAAACAGACTGGTAGGATCTACCGCTTGGGCATCAATAGAAAAGCTCGGGTCTTCTGTTATCGTAGCCTTGTATATATCCCTGTCGTCAAGCTCAACGACAACTGGTATCCGAATATATTCAACCAAGTCATTCAGTTTAACTAACGTCTTGTATTTGCCGTCATCGTCTTTTGCATTTGGTATTCCAGACATCTCTACGATAAGCTTGTTAGCGTTGACCGTGAAGTACAGATGATCTTCGAACATTTGGACTATGCCCAATTCCTTCAAAGCACTATGCAAGGACGATTCGGTATTATTCTTCAATCCGTTCCATATCTTCCCGCCTATCAATATCTCTGAAGCAACTGAAGTCTCATCACTAAATGCTGATGGATCGAATTTCACATAGACCTCGAACTCATCAAGAAACTCTGCTGGTTGCCCAGCCTGCACTTCTGCATAGTCTTTTATCCTTGGGAACACATTTGATAACGTCCCGCATTTTGAATTGAGTATTACCTCCTTGAGGATCGGGCCTTCGAATAGCGTATTACTCGATGATCCTGGGTCGCTAAAGTCATACGAGTATCTCACAGTAAGCTTCTTATCATCTTCCTCTATAATCTCCCCATATTCATCTTCTGTATCAAGTATCTCAGGAATTTTCCCAAGGTCTATCTCCAGGATGGTAGACATATACCGCTTTCCTGTAAACAGGTAGACCTCATTTGGTGCGCTATAATCCCTACCATAGGAGAATGTATACGGTACGCTTTCGAGTGACGATGTTGTCGTAGGGTTGTATGTGACGGTCTTCTTGTTTGCCGGGAGGTAATACTGCACCAGCCTAAGAGTTCCCATAAGCCCATCATACGCTGATTGCGTTGCATAAAAATACGCTATATAGTTGTCGCTTTTAGCAATTTCAGCTATGTAGGAAGCGAGCCCTTTCACAATCTGCTGGTCGTCATCAATAAAGCTTTTACCTAGGTTCCGCAACGGATTTATCCCACCACCAGCTATCACATTATCCCATTGTATCAAATCTGACATCATAGGGTTCTGTACTTCCCGGCATATGCTAGCGCAATAACTAGCAACTTCCCCCCTGGTCCATTTAGCTTCATTGTCCTCGTCGTCTGCGCTGTCTAAATTGGTGTCGCTAACCGTGCATGTATTAGTTGCCGCAGATGGCTGCTTATCCTTCTTACCAAACTCATTGAATATAGTATGGGTATTCTTCACGAAAGCATCAGCAGCCTTCCGTCTTGCTCCGTGGATAGGCATACGGTCTATGATATTGCCGATTCCTTCCGCAGTTATATTTACCCTATCATGAGAGATTGTTGACATAGTTACTTGACCACCAAATATCAGCTCATCGTTTAGGGTCAACGATACCAGAGCCTTATTGAAGTCTGCTAAGTAGCTCGCTGGACTTTGCCGCTCTGCATGAAATGATAGTGTGCTTGATTCGGGAGTTATCGTCAATGAGTCCAGTATATACGGAGAGTCGAAGGCTTCATCGGCGGTTATATAAAACTCAACCGAGAACTCATACTCTACTGAAAACGCTCCTTCTGTCATGGCGTTACACTCGGAACAACGAAACGAGCTGACCATTCGACATGAAAGCCAGGGTAAGCATTAGATTCTGGAGCACCTTGAAATTCCATAAGGACAGCATCAGAAGCCCCGTCGAGGCTATTATGCGTGATAGTACAGGTGTTGCCTTTTATTAAAGCGAACTTCCCGACAAAGGTAGTTGCTTCGGCTGCTGTAGCAAACGTCTCAAGCCCACTGACTTCGATCGGTTGAGCTGAAGCGCCGAAATCCCTTACAAAGTTGACATCAGAAAATGGAATCTTCACTTCCTGAAATTGGTTCGGTGTCCAGCCGACAGAAAGCTTGAACCCGTTAGCCAACGTGATAGTAGTAGTCCCATCTGTTATCGTATCTGCCATTAGTTACCTACCGCATCGCTAGTCTTTTTGTTGTATTTGGCAATCACCCTCTGCAATGACGTGCTGTCTTCGGCGTGTCTTGCCTGCACTGCCTGAAGCTTAACTTGCCTTTCGTTGAGTTGCATATTTGATTGCTGTATCATAACCATCGCTTCACTCATCCGCGCCAAGTTGTCGCTTAACCTAATGAACTCTGGGTCGTTCCGTAGCCCACCCTCCATTTGCCTTGTTAATGTATCGACGAAACCTTTTGGGCCAAGCCCAGTAACTTCAGCAGCAGCAGCAATCCCCTTCTGTACCATCTCCGCTGGTCCGCTGAATATTTTAGTTTTCTCATCAACGAACTGGAAGAAGTTCTTTATTGCAACCAGACCATTAGCAAAAGCGAGGCCAGCGTCAGCAGCAAACTGACCAAACTCTGTGAGTGACTCCTTTTCTTCTCTAGCAAATTTCGCTAGACGTTCAGCAGTATCGGCAAACACTGGCATCAGTTCATTGCCAATGTCCCTCATGGACGCTGCGAACTGTTGCTGTGACTGACGCATACGGAGGGCGGTTGTCTGCGCACGTTTGAACTGCTTTGCCGTAAGCCCTACTTGCAT